TACTCGCCAAGCGCCGCCGGGTGATCGACTACCTGCTGCAACCTCTGGAGCGTGTGCGTGCCCGCGCCTTCCAAGAATAACTGGGCCCAAAAGTGACTGTGCTCCAAGAATAACTGGGCCCGGCATTCCAAAACAAACCCCTTTTCGAAAGATGTGCCATGATTGATCAGAAACAACCCTCACTCGCCTTCCACGGCTCCCGTCTGTTCACCTCCTGGCTGAAGACAGCTAAAGTCAGCCTTGCCTTGACCACCTATCAGGCTGGCAAGGTTTTCTTGCTGGGGCTACAGCCGGACGGGCGGTTGTCCGTGTTCGAGCGCACCTTCGAGCGGCCAATGGGCCTGGGGGTTGGTCAGGGGCGGTTCTGGATGAGCTCGATCCACCAGCTTTGGCGGTTTGAGGATTTCCTGGACAAGGGCGAGACCCGCGACGGGTATGATGCGCTCTATGTGCCGGTGACCGGCCACACCACGGGCGATCTCGACATCCATGACATCCATGAGGGCGCGGACGGCCAGCCGATTTTCGTGGCGACCCGATTCAACTGTCTGGCCACCCTGGCTGAACGCGGAAGCTTCCGCGAACTGTGGCGTCCGCCCTTCATCGACCGGCTGGCAGCTGAAGACCGATGCCACCTGAACGGGCTTGCAATGCAGGATGGGCAGCCTGCCTATGTCACCTGCTTGTCACGGACCAATGTCTTCGAGGGTTGGCGCGAGAAGCGCCGTGACGGTGGTGTCGTCCTGGAGGTGCCAACCGGTGAGGTGGTGGCCGAAGGGCTCTCCATGCCGCATTCGCCAAGGCTGTATCAGGGCACACTGTGGATGTTGCAGGCGGGCACCGGCGAATTCGGCCGCATCGACCGAGACACCGGTCGGTTCGAGCCGGTCTGCTTCCTACCCGGATTTGCCCGTGGCCTGTCCTTTGTCGGCGACCACGCCGTGATCGGCATCTCGCGTCCGCGCGAGAACCGCACCTTCGTGGGCCTTGTGCTGAACGAACGGCTGGAGGCCGAGGGCGTGGGCGCCCAATGCGCGATCTGTGTCGTCAACCTGCGCACTGGCGATATCGAACACCGGTTGGAGATTGGTGGCATTGTCGAGGAGATCTATGACGTCAACCTGCTGCCAGATGTGATCCGCCCGATGGCACTCGGGTTTCGTAATGAGGAAATCCGGTTCACGATCAAGCCAGAGGCGCTGTCGGGCCGACCGGCACGATGAATTGAGATGTCCGCTCCGGTTAACCTTCCGCCTGAGGCAGCAGCTGCGTTCAACGCCGCAAATGCGGCCTTCCGCGACGGCCGTTTTGACGAAGCCCAGGATGCCGCCACGAGGGCGGTGCAACTGGCCCCGGAGCTGACGATCGCTCATGTTCTCAAGGCCCGCGCGTTGCGGCATCTCGGGGATGAGACTGGGGCCCGGGCCAGCTATGATGTGGCGCTTGCCACGGATCCCACAAGCTTTGACGCGCTCCTTGAACGCGGCAATGTGCTGCGCGGGCTTGGTGAGCCTGCTGAGGCCGCCGCCAGCTACACCAAAGCGATGGAGGTGCGTCGTGGGGACGTAAGACCCGCGCTTGCGCTGGCCCGACTCTGGGAGGAGCAGCCGGGAAAGCACGCAGTGGAACAGGCCGCCATCGCTTTCCAGCGCGCAATCAATCGTGCCGGGGAGGGTCCTGAGCCGGCCCCTGCGATGGCTGGGCTCTGCCATGACATGGCCCGGTTTCGGCTGGACCGTGCGGATCTGTCCCGCTCCCTTGAAGCGCTGCGTCACGCTCGACTTCTGGCTGGATCCAGCGATCTGGCAGCTGCGATTGACCTTGACCTGGCTGAAGTCCTCCTGCGTCTGGGGATGACAGTGGAGGCGCAGGCGCTGTTGGAACGCCTATCTGCATCCTACGATACGACACTGCTCCGGGCGCTTGCACAACTCGCCTACCGGTTCAATTTCTGGGCCGAGGCAGTGGCGATCCTTACGCGTTGGACCACGCTCCACCCCGATGACGCCCACGCACATCTCGATCTGGCCGACATGCAGGTGAAGGCCTGGTTGCTGGAGGACGCCCTGATCTCACTCGACCGTGCTGAAGCCTCCGGGGCTGTGCCCCAGACCGCCAGCACCGCACTGCGCGCCTCGATCGCCAACCGGCTGGGTGACGCGGATACCGCCCTGTCCCTTTACGAGGGCTTGGTTGCTGCGGGGCAGGAAAGCTTCGCCCCCAACACCGCGATGAGCCTACTCTACGCCGACAGCGTCGCTCCGGAAGAGGTGGCCTACCGCCACCGCGCCCTGTTCGAAAGCTGGGGACAAGATTCGCGATCGCGGGGAAGTTTCGGGGCGGACACTGACCCCGATCGTCCGCTACGGATCGGTATGGTCACAAGCGATCTACACCACCAGCACCCAGTCAACATCTTTATGCAGCCGCTCTTGGCGCGATGGGACCATGTGGGGCTCCCGTTGACAGTGTATTTTACGGGGCAGACCGTGGACGATCAGACAAGGCTTGCCCGCAGCCGGGCCGACAGCTGGCACGACGTGACCATGGCCCAGCTTCCCAGACAGGTCGAGGCTGATCGGATCGATATCCTGATCGATTTGGCAGGCCATACCGCTGGCGGTACGATGCGCGCTTTTGCCCGCCGCATGGCCCCAGTCCAAGCCAGTTTTCTCGGCTATCCAGGTTCTACCGGCGTCCCTAATATCGACTGGCTGATTGGCGATCCAGTGGTTACCCCGCCCGAAGACGATCCTTTATGCAGCGAACGGGTAATGCGGCTACCTCATACTGTCTTCTGCTTCGCACCCGAGGCGAACTACCCGCTGCCGGATTTCGTGGGGTTGGCACGTGGGCGCCCCCTGACCTTCGGCTCCTTCAACAACATTCCAAAAGTGACCCCGCGCACGATCCGCCTCTGGGCCGACGTGCTCAATGCTGTGCCCAACTCGCGCCTCCTTCTGCGCGCGCCAAGCTTCAATGACGCAGGCGCTGTCGCCCGGTTCCGCAACCTTTTCGCCGCGCAAAGCATAGCGCCAGATCGCCTGATCTTGCGTGGCCCCGTCGGGCTTGACGTGATGATGCAGACCTACGGCGATATCGATATCGCTCTCGATCCTTTCCCCTATTGCGGCGGCACCACCTCCCTCCAAGCCCTGTGGATGGGGGTGCCGGTCTTGACTCTCAAAGGGGGGCAGTTTGTTTCGCGCATGGGGGCGAGCTTCATGACGGCAGCAGGTTTGCCTGACTGGGTGGCGGTGGATGATACGGACTACGTCGCAAGGGCGGTGAACGTCGCTAAAGACAAATCGGCACTGTTAGCTTTGAAGATGGGGCTCCAGGACCGGCTTTTGGCTCAGCCGGGCTGGGACGCGGATCGGTATGCGGAAGATTTTGGGGTCCGCTGAAAACGATGTGGCGTGAGACTGTTGATTTCCACTAAGAGCATCCGTCTTGATTAAGCGGTTTTTGGCCTCCACTTTCGATCAGCTTTGACCAAAGCATTTGCCATTTCGATAAGTTTGCGCATGACGATGGCGACTTTGGCGGGTTTTCCTGCCGCATGCAGGTGCTCGTATTTGGCTTTGAGGTCCGGGTTGAACCGCATAGCGCCAATGCGAGCATATACGAGCTGAACCAGACCGGGTTTACCGGAGAGCGTAAAGCTTGGAAGGTAAGTCATGACAAAAGGAAATTCAGGGAACCGTTTTTCGACAGAAGTACGGGCGCGCGCAGTGGTCTTGTCACGAAGTAGCGGCGCTGGTCGCTGGCCTCGTATTCGCGCTCGATCCGGCTGATGTTCCGGATGGTCGGGGTGGAAACCATGAACACCTTGCGACGATGCGAGAAGGTCGTGGTCCGGGCTTCGGCCAGCGTGACCGGATCGCCGTCCTCGTCGGCCGAGGCCGGATAGGCATCGACCGACGAGGAAGATGTAGCGCGCAGGCATCGACCGCAGGCCGGTCGCCGAGTTCGCCCCGGTCAGCACCAAAATCCCGCCTTGGAATTCCTTGGACAGCATCGAGTTACCCGCGTCGCGTGACCGGGCCGGATTGACAAGCGCGCGAAGAACCGGACTTTCCGCAATCAGTGGATCGAGCCGCCCGCGCGAGGTGCGTTTGGCCATTTCCACCGTCGGCAAGACTACCAACATCGGCCCGGGTGCGTGGTGGATCACAAAGCCGATCCAGTTGTTGCCAGCTTCGGTCGCCCCAACCTGCGCCGCTTTCATGAACGAGATGCGCTGCGCCGGGTGGCGAGGCGACAGCGCATCTATGATTTCGCGCAGATAGGGCGCTCGCGCGGTGCGATATCGCCCCGGTTCGGCCGCAGCACGCGAGGACAGCCAGCGATGCGCATCCGCCCATTCCGGCACCGTCAGGTCAGGATCCGGGCGCATGCCTTTGCGCCAGCTGCGCAAGATATCCTCGGCCCCGTCAAACCCCAGATCGCGGTCTGCGGTCAGGTCATCGCTGGCCGTGCTGTCGTTATCCGAGGCTGACCCGGAGATCGGCGAGGGCTTCGAGGTGCTGTCTGACATGGGCTTCCAACACCCTCTGCAGGATCGCGGCCTCGATGATCACCGGCGTGCCGGTTTGTTTTTCCACTCCCAAAGCCACTTCCGCCGCCATCAATGCCGCCACCCTGCTGGGCCAGGTAACCCATGTGTCGCGTTCTTGACGCGCCAACCGGAACACCAGCGCTTCGGCGCGGGCGCGGTCGACCAGCGTGCCCTTCTTCTTCTGGATGCCAAGTTGCTTGTCCTGCGCCTGGTAGACGGTCAGCGCGGTTCGGGCCTTCAGGTACGACGAGCAGTCGGCTGGGCCGCTGAAACTGCTATCGCCGCCGCCGGTGCTGCGGCGCTGCTGGTCGGGGTCGGTCATGTCAGCCCGGCGCACATCAGACGCCGCCGCGTTGATCGACCCATCGTTGTAAACCACCAGCCGACTGGCTTTGCGCGCTTTCTGTATCGCCTCGCGCGACAGGCCGGCATGGGCGGAATACTCGCGTTCGGACATACCTTCCATGACGATTGCATTAACCTTAAGATATTGGATTTAAAGGTAAATAAGAATTTTATTCAGTTGATTACACTCCGCGATAGAGCGTTTCATGGTGCAAGGCAAACGAGTGCATCGCACCCCTTACATGAGGATCGGAGACCACCATGCGCGCACAGGAAAAGATGGGACACAGCTCGATGAGCGACGGATGGTGGGGCCACACCAGCCCCGCGCAAGAGCGGGTGAACTGTGTGATGGATGAATTCATGTCGGGGCGGATGAGCCAGGCCGACAGGATGGTCGAGATGGCACGCGCCCACGAGATGATGCGCGACGAAGCCCGCGCGCAGACGACCCACCCTCAGCACCGCTGGGAGGAGTGATCATGGCCAAACGCAAACCCACCCCTACACCCGAAGACGTCCGCGAAGCCTTGATCCTTGGGATCGCCCAACGCCGGTTCTTCATTGTAACGCTGGAGACCCGCAACCGCGACCGCCTCGATTTCCACGATGTTGCGGTCTGGGCGATCCACGCGGCACTTGAAGACGCCTTTGAAGCCGGACGCCGCGCAGGCGCTGCTGACAAACCCCAATCCTGAAAGGATAAGACCATGACCGCTATCACCACCATCCGTATCGACTACGCAACGCTGCCCGCACATTTCGACCGCTCGCGCCCGAACGCCGTGGCCGAGGCCATCGAGGCCACGCTGCGCGAGAACGGGATCACTGCCGAAGCCTCGGATGTGTTCTCGCATCTCAAGATAGAGCTGCCGACCACCCAGCTTGCTGCCGCCAGCGCGGTACTGGCTGATCTGAAGCTGATCTGAGGGGAACGACCATGAGCACCCGCGCACAGATCGCCATCCAGATTGGGCCCGTGGAATGGGCGCATATCTATGTTCATTACGATGGATACCCCTCGCATATGTTGCCAGCACTAACGCACTGGTCGCCCGAGGACATCCTTGATGCCCGAGAAATCCGTCAAGTCCAACCGGACGCGCTGGATTGTTTTGATCCGCAGCGCGCGCCGCGCAGTCTTGATCGCCCCACCTGCGAGATGTCCCGCCTCTATGCTTGGCAAGGTGGGGCGTGGGTTGATCTGACCCCTCAGGATCGACGATCATAAAGCTATAATATTGCTTTGATTTACCTACGACAATCGCCGTTTCAGAGCGATGGTTGTCACAGGAAATGATGCAACTCACCCCAAGGAGCCCGCCATGACTACCCGCCGCGCCACCGACAATTCCAAAGCCTTAGACGCTTTCATGACAACCAAGTTCCAGATCGACGCAATGCTGGAGCGGCTGCAGGCCCTGAGCGACGACCATTTCAACACCCATCCTGACGAGATCAACTGGGGCGATGTCGGCACCCTAAACCACTACGCCAGCCTGCTGCGCCGGATTACCGACAGCGCCTTCAATGAGGGCGAACATGCCGTTTAATCCCACCCAGCGCCACCAGATCGAACAGGACCGCACCATGACAAAACTGTCTGAGACTAATATCATCATCCTCAGCGCCGGAGCCCAGCGCCCGGACAACATCGCCCTGCCGCTGCCCAAAGGGCTGCATGGCGCGGCGGCAAATACGGCAGTCACCAAGATGATCGCACACGGTTGGCTGCAAGAGGTCGACGCCAACCTGCGGCGGGGTGAACCGCTTTGGCGCGAGACTGGCGATGGCCACGGCACCACGCTGGTGGTGACCGACGCGGGGCTGCTCGCCATCGGGATCGAGCCGGTAGCGGACCCGCAGCCGACCGCAGCGGAGACGTCGAAACCGGTCAATATCCGCGCTGGCACCAAGCAGGCCCAAATCATTGCGCTGCTGCAGCGCCCCGAGGGTGCGGCGATCACAGAGATCGTAGCGGAGACCGGCTGGATGGCACATTCAGTTCGTGGCTTGATCTCCGGGACGCTGAAAAAGAAGCTGGGCCTTCCCATTGCTTCTGAAAAGATCGATGGCAGAGGCACTGTGTACAAGCTGGACGTGGTTTGACGCCCTGCTTCACCGCACGGATCACCTCCGATGTGGACGAGCGCGCCTGCGTTCGAACAGGCGGCGAAGAGTATAGCTGCGCAGCAAGGAAATACCCACGAAGATCGCGCCGATGGCGAGGTTCTCGCCCAAGTTCGGATGCAGCCCGAACCATGGGAACACCACGATCTGGGTCGCCAGCGCCAGCGCATAGCCGACCGCAACATTGGTGACGGCTTCAACAAGAGACATGCATCGAGATTGGGTCATTCGGCCCCCTCCGGCGCACGCAATTCATCAAGGATGATAGTGCCACGCAAGTTGGAATCTGCGTTGTTCATGCCACCAACCTTTTGCCCTTCAGGTCCGTAAATGTTTCGCCGGTGTCGGCTAGCACGGCATTGGCACCGGTGAATTGCTGCCAGCGCTCAATGGCCACGTCGACATAGGCGGGGTTCAACTCGATCCCGAAACAGATACGACCTGTGGTTTCCGCCGCGATCAGCGTGGTGCCGGATCCCATAAATGGCTCAAACACCGCTTGTCCGGGGTTGGAATTGTTCAGCATCGGGCGGCGCATGCATTCGACCGGCTTTTGCGTGCCGTGCACGGTGGCCGCGTCCTGGTCCTTGCCGGAGATGTGCCACAGCGTGGTCTGCTTCCGGTCGCCCGCCCAATGGCCCTTGCCGGTCTTTTTGACTGCATACCAGCAGGGTTCATGTTGCCAGTGGTAATCGCCACGGCTGAAAACGAGGCACTCCTTGGCCCAGATGATCTGCGACCGGACGTTAAAGCCTACAGCCATGAGGCTCTCGGCCACCTCTGCCGCGTGCAGCGCGCCGTGCCAGACGTAAGCCACGTCGCCGGGGAACAGCGCCCAAGCCTCGCGCCAGTCAGCGCGGTCATCATTCAGCACTTTACCGGTGCGTTTGGTTTTGGCGGCGCCCACCTGGTTGCGCCAGCTGGGATCGTATTCCACGCCGTAAGGTGGGTCCGTCACCATCAGCTGCGGTTTCACATTGCCCAAGAGCCGCCCGACCACATCGGCGGCCGTGCTGTCACCACAGATCAGCCGATGTGATCCCAGCTGCCAAAGGTCGCCCGCGACCGACACCGGCGTGACCGGCGGCTCGGGGATATCATCCTCGCCCTCAACCGCACCGCCTTCCACCTGATCCGGAT